TCTCGGCATTGTATGTAGTTCCTGTGCCAGTATCAGAAAACACCAAAGAAATGTTGTTAGGGGAAACTATAGTGCTTTTAGTGGATATTCCGGGATCGTTTAAATAAATAAATATAGTGTCTAGTGTGTAGTCAGCACCTTGAGTAAAATCTGCACTTTGAGCAGTTACTCCTTGCCATCCAAGGTTACTAGTCCCCGCTGCGGGAACACTTACGCTAAGAGTTCCGGACATTGTATCGCCCGTTTTAAGAACGTATCTAGCATCTCCTCGAGCTTCATTATAGTATTGAAGATGGTCGTCACTTGATAGATTGGATAAAAGACTATGCGAAGTAGCTACGCCACTTGGAGTGTAAAGCTGCTCTCCACGGAAATCTACATAGGTTTCTCCGGCTGCTGCTGAACGCACCCTTGCTTTTGGGATATTGTTGTATGCGGAATCAGTTTGATAAATTACTGTACCTACTGCTACGAATTCTGCAAAAGGCAATCCGCTTAAAGAAGATATTTCCGATTCTGCTCCCGCTCTAGCTGCAGGAATATTAGCGTATTGATTAATACCCGCAATTGCGACAAAAGGAGTTTCAATGTCGTTGGTAGCAAACACATGGCAAAGTACAAAATCTCCATCAGTTACTTGAGTAAGCTGCCAAGCACCGCCAGTAAATTCGTTAAATGCTAGTCTGGCACTTGAATACCCTGCCACCGATCCGTTATAAATTACAGGATACGGATCTGCGGATTTCTTTCTCCACAAAGCACCCTCTCTATAAAGAACAGGAATGTTTAAAGTAAGAGGAAGCTCAACTAAAATATCTTCATCTCGTATCTTACCAGAGTCTGCTTGAAATTTAGCAGAAATGTCTGCATCCCCATCCCCGTCTACTGTAAATCCTTGAAGAGCAAGACCACTTAGGTATCTAGCACCGAAAACAGTGTGTAAATACCCATGAGTCGCCCCATCCATTACTAAGCCATGACGCTCATCTGCAAAGTATGAATAGAAATTTGTATCAGTGTTCCAATAGATAATAGATACAAGGGCATTATTTTCAAAAATAGAAGGATCAAAAATAGAAGTCTCGGATAACACTCCGGCTGCATTGTAGTAAATATAGTGATTTCCAGAAGTATTAGAAAGAACAATAGATTCTGCTGTCTTAGTATATTTATTTCCTTTAACGTATACGTCAAAAGAAGCCCCCACAGGAGAGATGGTAAATTCTCTGGCTATGCTATTAATGGATAAAGTTGTACTTGTTCTATCTACGAACCCTGTTGGTTCTTTTACTAAAGCCTGATTATCAGCAATATCGGCTTTGATTGTATTTAAAGCTTCTTCTGTATTGGCAATAGTCCCAGACCACTGAGCAGGAATTGCGGGAACAAATTCAATTTCTTCTGCTTTATTGTAAACAATGTCAAAGTTACCAGATAACGGATTAAATAGTAATTTAGACATTATGACCTCACAACACCGATAAGTCTGTTAGACCCATCGTATGAAAAGGTTAAAGTAGCTACTACTCCACCAACTTCTTTGTAGACCACAGTGGCAATGTCAGTAGTGGCTCCCACGTAAGTTGTTACGATTTCGTCATGAGCTACTGTTACAATTGCTGAAGGTGTTTTATAAAATAAATCAGATTGTTGAGTTGCAGTCGCAAAGTCTAATGCTGCTATTCCTGCAAGAGTAGTTTCAGTTGCAAAATCTTTGGCGTTTAATGTTGTGAATTTCCCATCAATTGAGCTTAAAGAAGCTTGAGCCACTATATCTTTAACGGGCAAAAATACATTATTTGCGGGAGTGATTGTATCTTCGTTTACGTTTACTACGACAGAGTCTTTTACAAATTGAAGAGGAACAGGAGATAGCGTAACAATCTGACTACCATCCGCATTTGCTTTGTTAGTTACCCATGCCATGATTATTCCAGAATCTCCTGAGATATCAATGGCTGGCAATAAAGGAAGAACTAGAAAGTTATCGACATCTATAATAGAAAGAACATCAAATTCAAAATTTAATTGTGCTCCTACAGTCATTCTAAATACATCATTAACTAATGCATTGTGGGCAGGATAATAGATATTTAGAAATTCTATTTGTCCCGATTTGCCGATTATTTCAGTAGCAGTAATTGGCTCTTCGGGAGTTTTTTCATATAGGGCTTTAGAAGCTACGGATTGTCCGTATTTGTCACTTCCAACATTATGAATAGTTTTAAACTGGGAAATACCTAATTTTTTTTGGTTTGAATAACCTGATTCGCTGGCCATGATCTCTCCTCCTTAAGGGGTATCTTAGTATCAAATGGCACCCCGAAGGGTGCCTAGAGTTTTAATTAAAAGAAGTATGAAAGTTGGTCAAAGAAGATAACTTTAACGCTGAAGTCAATATCTTTAGCTACTGGAGAAGCAGCTACTGATTTAGAAACAATGCTAAAAGATACTTTTGGAGTACCCGTAGCAAGGGCGATAGAAGAAGCATCTGCAGTCATAGACACGATAGCAGAAACAAAAAGGTTCTGTTTAGCAGGTTCTTTAAGAGTAATTGTGTAGTTACCAGCACTGTTTTTTACTACTGATTCAATAAAAGCAGCATCAGGGCCTGAAGCAACTGGAGTTGCAGACGTACCATCAATTGAGATGTTTAACTCAATTTGACCTACTTGACGACATTTAGGAGAACGGAGAAGTGAAAATAACATATAAATCCTTGTGTAACCCTCAGAGGGTGGCAAAATTGCCTTATAATTAGTTTAGTTAAATTGAGGATATTGGCAAGTAGAAATGGTGACTTCAGTACATCCATGTTCCAAAGCCACCACCTTAGGAGTAAGGACGAAATCCCTACCTTTTAAGTATTTCTAGTATTTACGTAAAAGTACATAAAAAAACCCCTCCGAAGAGGGGTAAAATTACATAATAATTTTAGATACTAATTACTTAGCGAGGTTGTGTAATACACCATGGAAAGATGGAGTAATGAAGTTTTCCATGTAAGCACCATAACGTGCTTCAAGAACATCTTCATCAACTGTACGAAGGAATACAGTTTTGTCATCTTGGAACCACTCAGCTCCGCCCGGACGATGGTAACGTTGAATGTATTTATCGTTAAGGAAGAAGATTTTATCTTCTGGGCAAAAACGATCAACAAAGATACCAACTGAACCAGAAGTACCCATGTACTCGATACCAGAGAAACCAAGGTGACCTTTAACGTTTTTGTTAGGAAGGTTATAACGCTTTTGATCTTCTAACTGAGCCAAAATCTTACGATATTGGTTATAGTTACAGATAATAGTGTTAGGAGCTTCTCCACAAGATTGCTCAACTTGAAGCATAACGTCATTCATCATATCTACTACGATACCTGAAGCTGCAGCATCAACTTGAGTAGCTTGCCAACGTCTTTGAATTGTTAAGCCGTAAAGAGTTCCAGATGTTTTCATAAGAACACCAGAAAGACCTTGAGCTTCTGCGTTGTATGAACGCTGAGGAACTAGACCAGAAGTAGTAGCAAAAGGAGCTGAACCAGAAAGTGAAGCAAGGTGTGCAGATGTACCAACAAGGCTGATTGCACGAGTAGCTTTAACAACAGCAACGATTGTCAAAAGGTTAGCAACAGAGTCGCCGCCTTCAGCAGATCCACCAATAGTGTTGTCTAAGGCATTTAATCCTGTAACAACTTGAACAATTGACTTTTCTTCAAGGTTTGCAATGTTAAAGTCAGAAGCTCTCATGATGATAACATAAGGAGTAGCAGAAGATCCGTTACCAGATACGTTAGTTGCACCATCACCACGACCAAGTACGCCAGAACCATCTCCGTAAAGGATACGACTCATGTTACGCATATAGTCTTCAACAGTCTTTTTAACTGGGAAAGCTAGGTAAGTCTGGAAAGCACCTTTAGAGCTAGAAGCAGCTTTAAGACCTTCACGATCTACGAAAACACGAGAGTAGTGTTTTTTAGCTGTGATAACAGCTTGCTCAACTAGAGAAGGGTTACCTTGTGGTAACAATTTAGCACCGTAACCACCAGCAAAGCTGAGTTGAGTTTCGATGTTCATTTGCTTACCAACGAAATCGTTAGACTTCTTGATACGACCTTCGAGAAGGTTAGCAGAGTTATACATATTGGCAGAACGGTTTTTGAACAAAGTCAAAAACAATCCTGTTTGTTCTGAGATACTGTAGTTAGCTGACATTTAAAAATCCTTTTAAAACAATTATTATTTATTCCCAATCATCAAAAGACTCGAAACTTTTCGACTCTTCTTTTAAGGTTTTCTTAACAGGTGCTTTAGCACTCTTGCCATAGACCTTAGAGTTTAGCTCCTTAACATCCTCTTCAACAGAGAAGTTACGGGCAAGGATCTGTTTAATATTGGCTTCGTCTGCTTTCCCATCCCTGAGATATCGAGACAATTCCGCTACCACATCTCCGTATTTCTCTTCTGAAATATTGTCCACATAAGGCTCAACTAACTCTCTTACTGTAGCAATGTGTGGTTTCAAGCTAGCGTAATCCACAATCGCTTCGTCAGTGACACTATTAATGTCAAGTCCTGATTCCTTATAGATAGACTCCAATTCTTCAGAGGCATCTACAAACGCACTTTCAGTTACATTGTGGGCTTGGCGAAGGGAATCAATTCTTTGTACAGCCTGATTAAAGGTCTGTTCACTTTGTTGTTTCTCTGAACGCTTCCTTGCAACGTTATTGTGCAATTCATCTTTCTTTTTATGGAAGTATAACTCACGCTCTACTTCGGACAGATCCATCAGCGTACCTATTTCTTCTAGGTTTGCTTCCATGATGCGTCTATATGCATTGTATGGATCTTCTCCAGACATTTCAACCAAATAAAGCAACGAATCAATTGGATTCTTGTTTACGTCCTTAATTGGGCCTAATGCCATATTTAAATGGTGAGTTAAAGACTCTTTTTGCTTAGTAAGAGAACTCTTCTCAAACTCTAAAGTCTTCTTCTCTTTACCAATTTCTGTGAACTTTTTATCCCAAGCAGTCTTGCCCGAGTAGTTATTGATTAGTTCCTGAAGCGGAACGTCAACATTTTGACCGTCTACTTTTACTTTAAATGACGCATCTGAATCTACATTAAAGAGTTCTTCTCCCATTCGCATACGAAGTTTCTTAGTGTCTTTCTTCTCTTCGTCTTTCTTGGCTTGGATCTCTTCTTCTTCTTCAGATTCCTCTTCCTTAGACTCTTCTTCCTCAGACTCTTCCTCTTCATCTTTGTCTGACTCTTTGTCGTCCTTGATTAACTTACCCTCGCCATCAATCTGAGAATCCTTAATTACTTTAAGATCTTCAGATACTTTTTCTTTGGCAGGAGCTTCTTCCTTACCCCAATCATCGTCATTGCTGTCCTCTGCTTCTGCTGCAATTTCCTCGAAATTGTCAAAAGTCTCAAAAGAAGTTTCCGATGGGGCTGATTCAGTGGCTGCTAGACTCATTACATTTCTCCCTGTTGTTTTAATTCAGCATCAACTTGTTTCATTGCATTAGGTGTACTTAATGTTGAAGGTTGTGCCTCTGGATTCATAGGTTGTGATAAAGCAGGATTCTGCATTGGGCCTAAAGCAGGAGGAGTAAAGACCATAGGGAATTTGATAAATAAAGCCATCTCATTTGCAAAAGATGGATTCTTAACAGATTTCTCATAGGCCAACATCTCAATAGCTGCAACAAAGTCCATGATAGCAGCTTTAGTTTCAGGACGGATTACAAATTTATACTCTGGAGATTCTACAAAGCGACTGAACACTCCATAGAATTCTACTAAGCCATCGGTAGCTTCTGGAGCAGGAGCTTCCTCTCCATTCAGAATCATATCTAAGCACTGCTTGGCTGTGTCGATTGAGTAAGTCACTTCATCTTGGAAAGCCTCGACTAGGTTTAAGCCCAGGATTCTAATCATTTCTTTTTTACCAAAGAGAGGATCTTTTTGGTTTGCGGTATTTAAATCTACGATATCTGCCATACGTCCCGCACGAGATGTAGATAGAACCGAATCGTTCTCGATACGGATATCGTAAATAAGATTGAAGTCAAACTTCTTGAACGATTGCATGAGGTAAGTATTGTTCGCACCTAGGATACGAGACATACGACCATCGTCGGCTGAATAGTATTGGGCCATACGAACTACTACCTTGCGGTAGATGTCCAAAATCCGTTGCTTTCTATTATCTGATGTTGTCGCCATAGCTTGAAACTGTTGGTCTTCCAAAAGTCTCATAGCTTGAGCTGCAGTTACACCCTGAGGAACGTTACCACGAGAGATATCAAACAAACGACCAAGTTTACCAGCCCGAGTAGATATGAGATTAGATAAATCAATCTCTCCCCTGTTAACGTAGTTGTGCTGTAGGATTTGTGGGGGAACTCCACCACGGTATGCGATAGCACCAAACTCATTGTTAAGAGACTGTTTATCAACAGTGCCTTCAGGATAAATGTACTTAGGGGCATTCAATACTCCGTGGTTACGTGCGATTCCAGACCAGATTGAGTTATTCATTCTATAGAATTGTTCGATGTTGATAATAAAAGGACGACCCCAGAACTCATCAACACACTCGATATCTTTATCTTCAACAAATGGAAGCTCTTTATCTTGGTAAGGGAAATCACTCCAGTCTAGGATTAGGTCTTCGCAATAAATAATCTTAGCCCCTTCGGAGAAAAACTTAGTGGGCTTATGCCAGAAAGTTCTGACCATGACCATGTTCTCAGGAACTGAAAGGTCGGACGCAGACATATCCCACATAACATGGGCGTTTTCTGTGATCCTGTCTTTAGCCTTAGGGTAGTTCGCAATAACTTCTTCTTTAAATTTCCACTCAATTGTTTCAAAGTAATCACAATCCTTGATAGTCTTTTTAGTTTCCTCAGGAAAGCAGTTATACGGAAGGAGTGGTTTAATATCTACGTCACCCATTCTCATGTCTTCGTCTGTTAGGTATTTGCCTTCGAGTACGATACCTTCAGGAGAAATCTTAGGGACTTTGCCGCCGTATTGTTTTTTCTTAGCTTCATACGTAGGATTAAGCGGGCCTATGTCTTCATTCCAACAGATCTCACTAATAGTATGACCCATAAGGAACATCATACGATCCATCTTAGATACTAGTCGGTCAAACTTAAGTTCTTCCATTCTAGACTGGCAAAGGATCTTACAAGCCTTAGCGTTATTGATATCGTCTTGGTCAAAGTATGACTGAGGCAAGAAGGCTACCTTAACAGTAGACTTAGAAATCTCTGCAGTCTTTTGGTCTACTAGATCCCAGACTAAGTTGTCACGCATCTTAGGTTTCTTAGAAGAACCCGGCACGTATCTAGTATTAGTCTTAGTAAGTCCATCTCCATGCTCTTCAGATACGTTCTTGTACATCTGGATATAACGGCGATACATGATGAAACGCTGAAACGATCCTTCATATACTCTACGGAATCTGGTATTGAGCCAGTCTAGAGTACCTTCTTCGCTTTTTACTTCTCTGAACTGGAAAGGAACTACCTCTGTGGTAGATTTTACGTTATCTAAATCGTCAAATGTTTCAAACATGGTAAGCCCTTCTTAAAAATTATTTGTCTCTAGGATATCATTCAAAGGATCCTGATCTCTTTGCTTCTTTCCATTACGTTGTAAGTTTAAAGCTTCTTGCAGGATTTTGCCATCATCGATGTCTGATTCTTCCGATTCTTTATCGGCCATGGCTAACGGATCATTAAGTTGTAGGGGTTTCCATTCAATCTTGTGAGTAGACCATCTCTGAGCTAGTACAAGTACAATAGCTGCTAGAGAGGACACTAAAGCAATAATGGATAAAATAAGTGTAGGGACTACCAAGTTAATCATTCGTACCATTCCTCTGTAAAATCATCGTTAAAATCTATAGGCTCTTCAATAACCTCATTGTCTTCTAAGTAATCTATGTTTGTCCACTCCCGTCTATCGTCTGGTCGCTTGTGCCTTTCTCTAGGCACAGTAGACAGGTGGGCGGCATTCATAAGATACCGCAACGAATCGATAGCGTGATCGTTCTTCTTAGGAATCTTTCCGTCTTCGTCGGTAGCATAGGTAGACATCTCAGAGATCAGACCAGAACATCTATCAGATATGACTAATAGATCCTCGATCAAGAAATCCTTGATGACTGATAGCTTCTCTTCTTTCTTATTTACATCTTTGTCACATGGCGTAATAGCATCTCGGTATTCTGCCATGACTTCATTATAGAACCAAGTAGCAGCGTTATCATAAACCTGATACCAATCGTATCTTGGTTTAAGTTCCTGCATCTTGAGCTTTGCCCGTGGATAAATCTTACGAGTAGACATCTCCATCTTGCGTTTCTCATAGATCTCATCGAGGATTACTATCTTCTTACTAAAGTTATTAACAGCAGCAAAAAGACCAGCAAAACAACTTGAGCTTCCGGGGTCATAGGCTGCATAGAACTTCCAATCTTTAGGGTAATGGTTGATTTCCGCCATTAGGTCATTATGTCGCTTAACATGGCGGGAATCGGATACGAATCCGCCTTTCTCATCGTAGCGTGGGATCTCGAGCATAGGGAAGATAGCGTTGGCTCCGCCGGGAACGATCTCGGCTTCGATCTCCCGCATATACTTAGCCCACTCGCCTTTGTTTATGGCGGCTTGCTTCTCTAGTTCGAGTTCTTCTTTATCAATGTATGGATTTGTATGTGTAGGCCTCTTAAAGTAAGCACCTCGGGGATCGAGTTTGAACTCTTCTTCTGTACGGACAAAGAAATGATCAAAGAGTTCGGGCGGGGTTCCCACGATAAGGAGAGGAGCCTTCTTGGCCAGTAAGTTATCACTAAAACCTTGATGGAACCTGTAGTCGTGATCTTTAAACTCATCATATACTGCTCCGTCTGGGTTGAGTCCTCGACCAGCTTCGTAGTTATCGGAACCAACAAGCTTGATGAACGAGCCATTCTTGAATGTTACCCGCTTGTCTGTCTCATGGAAGGCTTCGATGTATTTGTCTCTGTGCTTTCCTAGGAAG